GGCCGAACTCGCGCGCCAGATCGGCGGGCTTTTCGCCTGCCAGGAAGCGGCGCTCGACCTCGGCCCATTGCTTGGGTGTCAGTTTTGAGGGTCGCCCCATGATCTTGCCTCCCGCCTCGGCATCCACCGCGGCAAGGTGCCGGCATCCGCCGGCGGAACGCGCCCATCAGACTCACGCGGGCGGCCGTCCGGCCGCGCTCCGCGCTGGGCGCATGCTGTTCGCTCTCTCGCCTAGACACCGGAGTGCGCGGTGCGAATGCATGGGCGCAGCTGGTGAGGCTGCGCCACCGGCCCAGGCCGCCGGCAACGAAGATCGAGCACCAGAACGACAAAGCCCGCCGGGCTTGCGCTGGGCGGGCTGCTGATCGGGCACAGCGGCGCTGCTAGTGCGCCGTTGGTCCCGTGGGATGTCCGATTGTAAGCACGCGCTAGCGTTCGTCAACTTGTCGACACACCATCCCGGGACAGCAGGCCCATGGCGATGCTGCGCATGTCCTTCAAATGCCGCTCCGTCGCAGCCAGGCTGCCGGCGCTGCCGCTGCCTTCGGTGGGCCGCAGGCCGCAACGCCACAGCTCGTCCATGAGCGCCTGGGCCTGGTCGTTGTGCAGGCGGACCGTCGGCTCGTCTGGAACGTCGCCCTCCTCGATGGGCTGGAACTGCAGCGGCGCTGCGCAGCTGCTCGACCCCCGCTCGCGCTTCACGAACATCAGGTCGATGCGACCGCCCCAGTGGCGCCGCTCTGCAAACACTTCGATCATGGTCGTCCTTCCGTTCAGAGTTCAAGCCGCGGCGCCAGCGCCCGCATCGCGTCCGCCCTGGCAATGGCCTGCTCCAGGTCCAGCTCGGCCGCCAGCCAGCGCGCCAGATCCCGGCGCACCATCGGGAACTGCGCGTCGAACTTGATCCGGCCGTCGCGGCAGCTGGTGCACCGATCGCCGCCCAGGGTGGTGGTGCCAGGGATCAGCTTCACGCCGTGGCCGCCGCAGACCTTGCATGTGCCGTCGCGGTGCCAGGCCAGGACGGCGGCGCTGATGTCCCAGGCCTCGACCCTGCTGCACTCGTTGCCCATCCGGTAGGCCTTGCCGACCGCCTTGTCGGCCAGGATGCCGACGATGTTGTTGCTGGCGTGGTTGTCACCGCAGAACAGCCGCAGCAGCGCGATGGCCAGCGGGGAGCGCTTGGCAGCCAGACCAGCAGCGCCCAGGACGTCGCTGTCGCTGTTCACGGTGTCGGGCTTGCTGCCCAGGTTGCTGCTGCGGATCGCGCTGGAGTAGCGGTCGATGATGGTCATGGCGCAGGCGCCTCCGGTGCTGGGTGATCGTGCTGCCACCACGCCCAGACCATGCGGCGCGCGGCGGTGTATTCGGTGGTGGGCATGGCGCGCAGGATGGCTTCGCGCAGGTCGTGGCGGTTGCCGGTGCCGCGGTTGTGCAGCGCGTTGAAGGCCGGCAGGCTGCGAGCAATGGCCCGGGCGGCACAGTCGGCGCAGCTGGTCCGGTAGCCGCACCACAGCCCGGCGCGCGACCTGGTGCAGTCCTCGCAGGCGGCGGGCGTCATCGCGGCTTGGGCTGCGGTTGCCGGCCGAGCCACCCCGGGCAGCGGCTGAGCGGATGCGGGCCGCGGCAGAGTGGGCACAGGTGCTTCAAGGCAGCACCTCGCACACCCGCCAGCGCACGCCGCCCAGCTCGAACCGCTCGCCCACTGCAACCGTGAACGGCGCCATCTGCGGTCCGACGTACACGAGGCGCATGGGCGCCCAGTTCCCGGGGCCGCAGGGCTTGCAGACCACCGTCACGCCGGCTGCTCCAGCAGCGAAGCCTGGGGCGCGACCCGCGGGGGCATCGCGCGGATGGCCAGCTCGACCCGGGCGCCCTTCTCGTCGGGCTCCATGCGTTCCTTGTGCTCGCGCCAAATCTGCTTGTCGTCGACGTAGACGATGCCCTGCAGCGCATCGGCCAGCACCTTCTCGCAGTTGCCCAGGTCCATGCAGCGCACGTCGTCATCCCAGGCGGCCGGGTTCAGGCGGGTGCGGCGGGCCCAGTCCTGCGGCCGTGCCGGGTACAGGCGGATCCACATCTCGACGCGGCAGGCCATCGGCGCGGCCAGGCCGGCAGCACGGGCGATCTTGGCCACCTTCTCGCGGTAAGCCTCGGCCTCGGGCGTCACGTAGGTCATCGCGCGTGCGGGCTTGCCCTTGGGCTTGACGACGCGCGAGGACCAATAAACATTCGCAGAAACCGGATATGGGAGCCTCAGGTAGATCACTTGATGACCCCTTCCTTGACCGCGCGGTACACCGCCTCGGCCTGGGTGGTCGCCTGCAGCTTCTCGAAGATGACCCGCAAGTTGTCGCGCAGGGTGTGCGCGTTGATCGTCATCCGCTCGGCCGCCTCGTTCAGGCTGAAACCCTTGGCCAGAAGCGTCAGCAGCTCGCGCTCCCGGTCGCTGAACCCGTCGGGGCCCACAGGCGCCTTGCGGCCCTTGGACAGCTTGGCGGCATCGGACTCGATCACGCGGCCAGCCTCCCCAGCGCAAACACGCTGGCCTGCGCCACCAGCTGCTGGCGCTTGCTGCTGTTGACGTGGCAGCCCAGCCGGATGCTGCGCAGCGTCTCCGGCCGAAGGCCTGTGGCCGCCTGCACGTCCTTCTGCAGCGTGCCAGCCGCGAACAGCGCCTCGACCTGGCGGACCACGTCGGGCGGCGTGGCCATCTTCAGCACGTTGCGCAGGTTGACCGCGGCCCGCTCTGGCTTGCCGCGACGGTGGCCGCTGCGAGTCATCCAGGCGCCCTCCTCTGCCTTGGTGCCGGCCTTCAGATGGTTCGGCGCGCAGCACTCGTCGTTCAGGCAGGTGCGCCACACCACTTGCTTGTCGCTCAGCTTCTTGCCGGACAGCAGCCAGGAAGCGCGCGGCGCCGTCGAGGTGGTGCGCGTCGGGCCGATCACACCGGCGGGCATCGACACACGCGGCGTGCGACTGCTGCCGGTCTTGCCGTTGTCGGAGATGGCCAGCGACCAGACCCAGCAGCCTGTCTCGGCGTCGACGCGACAGCGGTCCTTCAGGTCCTGCAGGGTGCGCACGCCGTCTGCGCGCTTGTTTCGGGTGTCCGTCATGCCGTCACGCTCACGTCATTGGGGGCCGGAAACTCGGCTGCGTCCGACAGCCCCGCGTCTTCAATGGCCCAGTCCGGCGGCTCGTCGACGGCCGGCCATTGCTCCACATGCGCAGCCGGCGCGCTGCCGATGACGATGGGGACCATCGGCTCAGCGGGCTGACTGGCTGCGGGAGCCGCGGTGGCGGACGCTGCAGGCTCGTCGTCGACACGCCCGCTGGCCCGGCGGACGGCGGCCAGGAAGCCGCGCTGGCCGGGGCTGAGGTTCTCGCCGGCATCGGCGCGGCGCTGCAACTGGGCGATGCGGTCAGTGCCGGACAGGCGAAGACGACCGCTGAGCGCGGCGCGCACCCTGTCCGCCATGGCGCGCCGATCCTCTGCGGATAGGGGCAGCACGACACGCCCGCCGGTGCAGTACAGCTCATAGCACGGGCGGCACCTGGCGCCGAAGTTGTTGAGGTCGTCTTTGCGCGCCGACCCGCGGCAGAAGGCGCAGACACCTTCGCCATCGAGGAAGTCGTCGGCAATCGCCTGGTCACGTCGTGAGCTGCTGGTGCGGGCAGTCACTGCAGTGCTCCCCGGGTCAGCGCCGCGATGGTCGGGCTCATGGGCCCGGCAATCAGCAGCTGGTCGCGCCCGGCGCGGGCGTCGAAGGCGTCGAAGGCCGCCATGAACCGGCGCTGCATGTGGCCCAGCTCGCGCTCTTCGCAGTGGCACACGGCCCGCCATCCGCCGACAGCATCGACAGCGGCGCGCTGCTCGGACGTCAGGCGCGGCCGCCCGTAGGTGCCGACGCTGCGGGCCTCTGCCAGCACCAGGGCCCAGGCCGATTGCCGGCGCTCGTCGGTGTCGCCCTGCAGCTGCCGCAGGATGTCGGCCGACTTGGGCAGCCACTGGCCGCGCTCGGGGTCGCGGCGGTGCCGGACGAAGGCGGCGCAGACGGCGGCGATGTCGTGCTCGGCCAGGTCATCGAACCACACCGAGACCGCAAGTTCGGAAAGGTCGCGGTCGTAGTAGGCGTAGACGCCCAGAAGCGTCTGCAGCAGCGTGTGCCGGTCGGTGTCGGTCACTTCGCGGTCCTTTCGAGGAAGCGCTGCGCCGTCGCGATGTTCGCGGCGACGCGGGCGTCGGCTTTGGATGGGATGGGGCCGCGCTGCAAGGTCGCCGCGGCGGATGCGGCCCGGGTTCGCTCGCCTTCGACGGCGCCGAGGATCCAGGCGAAGCCGGCGCCCTTGGCAATGGCCGCCGGCGCGAAGCCGACGAACTCGGCCTCGGTGGCGCCGGCCTGCAGCAAGGACAGCAGCCGAGGGTGGCCGGGGTTCGTGTCGGCTATGCCTGCCTGGCGCATGGCGCGGCAGATCGCGCCGGCCTCAGTCGGCTGGGCCGCGCCGACAACATCGACACCCGCCTGCGCCTGCCCGCCCGCTGGGTGGTGGTAGTCCTCAGTTGGTGGAGTATTTGACTGTGATGGTGACGGTCCATCGTTTTGCCAAGCGTTTGCCATGGCATTTGCTATCCCGTCGCCATTGGCTGGGCCATCACGTTTGCCCCATCTGCTGGCTGCACCGGCCTTGCCCGCTTGGCTACGTTTGCTGCTGACCAGGCCAGCTTTGCCGCGCTCCTCGTCGGCCCGTTTCTGCACCAGCCGGCCCGCTTCGACGCTGAAGAATCCGCGCAGCTTTGCCGCGTGCTTGCGCCACTGCGCCAGCGGCAGCTTCGTGATGCTGGCCAGTTCCTCGTCGTCGTCGAGCGGGGGGCCGTTGCGCCAGTAGTCCATCAGGATCAGGAGATACGCGCCATGCTGCTCGGTCGACAGCCTCGAGGTGTCGGCGAGGTAGTCGCCGATGTAGAGCGGCATCCAGGTGTCGTTGCGCTTGCTCACCCGGCCGCCCTCCCCGCCTTGGCCGCCTTCGCCTCGACGCAATGGCTGCAGCGCTTCATCACCCCAGCGCCCTTGCTGCCGAGCGTGCTGTAGCGATGCTGATCGCACCCCATGCAGCGCCAGGTCACGCCCTGGCCCAGGCCACGCGGATTCCATGGGGCGTCGGTGTGCTGGCTGTTGATGCCGCTGGCCATGTCAGGCTGCCTCGGCTTCCAGATCGGCCAGCAAGTCGCCGTTCTGCACGTCGAAGCGATGTCCGGCCGCAGCCGCCTGGACGTTCTTGATGGCCTGGCGGAAGTAGCTCGGCTTCAGTTCGGCGCCGATGCCGACGCGGCCCAGCATCACCGGGATGTAGACCTCGGAGCCCACGCCCATAAACGGCGTGAACACCACTTCGCCAGGGTTCGTGCGCAGGACAACACACCGCTCGATCACGTCAAGCTGCAGGGGGTGCACATGCTTTTCGTCTTCGCTGTCGCGGGCCTCGCGGTACGGCAGGACATGGTTGAAGCGGATGTCATCCCACATGCAGTCCGCGTACTGCCGCCAGATCCAGTGCGAGAAACGGTTCTCGGTCTGCTTGCCGGTGTAGCCCCGGTACTGCAGCAGATCCGCAGGAGGAACGCGCTCGCCAGCGTACTCATGCAAGCCAGTCTGGTGCGTCACCGGAACCGGGTTCTGACCGTCGCGGCGGAACAGCAGCAGGAAGTCACCGGAGGCAATGCCGCAGTCGATGCTGTCGGCCACCAGCGAAGCGTGAGCCAGGTTCTTCTGCATGGTGCGCAGGCGAACTTCCAGCGGCTCCTTCCAGATCATGTGCCTGCCGGCGTACTTCCATCCCTCGCGCTCATGCAGCTTGATGATGTCGCCCGGGAAGTCGATGTAGCTGTCGGTCCCGCTGTTGCTGCGCGGGATGTCCATGCAGTGCACGCACGACATGCGGCCCGGGACCGTCACCCTGGCCAACTCGCGCACGATGTGGGTGTACTGCTCGAAGAAGGCGTCGTAGCTGTCGCAGTTCGACAGATCGCGGGGGTCGCTGCTGTAGACGTACAGGCCGCCCACACCGGCCGATGCGAACGGCGGCGAGTAGACCGACAGGTGCACCGACGCGGCGGGCATGTCCTGCATCACGGCCATGCAATCCGCGTTGTAGATAGCGAACTTCGGGGTAATCAGTTGATCGCGGACAGCCATGCTGGGCGCTCCATCGGTTGTGTGTGGTTGTTGACGATGGACACGGCCATCGCGTCGTTCATGTGCTGCACCAGCCGCTCAAACATCGCATCGGCCTGCGCCGCCTTGCGCTGCAGATTGGCCTTGATGCCGCGCTGGCCCTCGGTCGTCACCATGTCCACGCGGACAGGCCGCTTCTGGCCAAAGCGCCAGCAGCGCCGCACGCCCTGGTAGTACTGCTCGAAGCTGTGCGAGGGGAAATCAACGATGTGGTTGCAGTGCTGGTAGTTCAGCCCCCACGCGCCCATCTTCTTCTTCGTGACAAGCACCCGGGCCTTGCCGTCCGAAAAGGCCATCAGGCGTTCTTCTTTGGCCTCGTCGCTGTCGACGCCGCTGACCTGAACCGCGTCAGGAATCAGTCGTTCCAGCATGTCGCCTTCGTCGTTCAGGTCGCACCACACAAGCGCCGGCTGGCCTGTGTGGTTGACCAGATCGGCCACCTTCTGGCAACGCTCTTGCACCGTGCGGCGCCGTTCCTCGCGCTGCTCCTTCAGGCCCACGGCCGGCAGTTCAAACAGCATGCCGGGCGCCGCCGTGTTGGCCTCCACCACATGCTCGAACTCCTGCAGCGGCGGCAGCACAAACGGGCCATCGTCAAACCCCAGGTCGGACGGCTTGCGCACGGCCCTGGCCCAGCTGCAGACCCAGCGCCAGAAAGGCAACTCGGCGTGCCCCTTCAGGCGCCACTTGATGACCTCGCCACGCATCCGGCCGCTGGCGCTGTTGTTCAAGTCGTTCTTGAAGAAGCGGTTGAGCATGTCCATGTAGCCGAGATACCCCAGCGCCTCAGACGACGTGCCCAACTCGATGTAGTCGTTCGGCGCGGCGGTAGCGCTGGCCAGCAGCCGGTACCGCACCTTGCGCATGAACTGCGTGATCTGGCCGCGCCGCTGGCCGTCGAAGCTCTTGAGGATGCTCGACTCGTCGCAGATGACGCCCGCGAAGTCGCTGGGCGTGAACAGGTGCAGCTTCTCGTAGTTGGCGATGGTGATGCCAGGGTGTG